ATTCACGGAACAGCAAATTTTATTGTTGAACCACACAATTGACCTTGACCGCAAGATCAACTCGACCCAGTTCCAACTGCAACAACTGCAAGTGGGCAAGGACTCGTTTTTGAAACTGCTCAAAGATGACTTGGCGCAGGCTGTGCAAGACATTGAACCTGTAGGCGGTACTGACTAATGATCGTGGAGACAATGGCCGTAATTGCAACCGCTAAGGCAACTATAGCGGGGGTGAGGCAAGCCATTGCCTTGGGTAAGGATGCGTCAGCGATGGTTCACGAATTCTTTGATGCCAAGGATGCCGTGATGAAGGTGCGGGCAAATCCACCCAAGAGGCCATTCCAGTCGGCCAACTCGGAAGCCATGCAGATCATCCAACTGGCTGAAGAAATACAGCAGGTTGAGGAAGAGATAAAAATGTCTTTCATGCGCAGGGGTAAGACCAACCTATGGATGGACTTCCTCAAGGAGCGCAACGCCATAGTGGCACGCAACAAAGCTGAGGACCTTGCTATGGAAAAAGCAAAATCTAAGCGCAAGCAAGAAATTGAAGAGGTTGTGGAGATGGTGCTGTTGGTTGTACTCATCTCTTTGGTTATCACCCTTGGTGTTTGGGGTACGGTTGAATACATTGACTTTATGAGGAAATAACCATGCTACTTGACTCTATCCTTGGCATCGGCAACAAGCTGATTGACAAACTTATTCCCGACCCAGAGGCCAAAGCTAAAGCGCAGTTGGAGCTGGCTACCCTCGCCCAAAACGGCGAGCTTGCTAAAATGGCCAACGAGACCGACATCTACAAAACGGAGCAAAACAACGTCACAGAGCGATGGAAAGCGGATGCGGCTACGGATAGCTGGCTTGCTGTAAATATCCGCCCTTTGAGCCTTGTAGCCATTTTTGTAGGTTACTTTCTCTTTGCGCTTATGTCAGCTTTTGGCTACAACGCCAACGAGGGCTACGTCAACCTTCTAGGTCAATGGGGTATGCTCATCATGTCAGCCTACTTCGGCGGCAAGACCCTTGAGAACATCATCGCGATGAAAACCAAATGACACCAAACTTCACCCTTGCTGAACTGACCCACACAGACCACCGGCAGTTTGACAACACACCCAATGCAAATGAACAAGCAAATCTTCAGCGACTGGCTGAGTTTCTGGAGCTGGTCAAGGTGGCGCTTGGAGGTAAACTCATCATGGTCAACTCCGCCTTCCGATCTAAAGCGGTCAACGATGCCGTTGGTTCTAAAGACACCAGCCAGCACCGGCTGGGCTGCGCTGCGGACATCCGTGTTCCCGGAATGACGCCCGATCAAGTGGTTCGTACCATCATTTCTGCCAAGTTGCCGTTTGACCAAATCATCAGGGAATTCGATGCCTGGACGCATGTCAGCGTACCCAACTTGCCAAGTTCTACACCAAGGAATCAAGCACTTGTGATCGACAAGGCAGGCACTCGACCGTTCGCCTGATTCATGGGAGAATGAGTTATGGCGCTCAAAAAACTCAAACTTAAGCCCGGGGTTAACCGCGAGAACACGCGCTACACCAATGAGGGCGGCTACTATGAGTCGAACTTAGTTCGGTTCCGCCAAGGTACGCCTGAAAAAATCGGCGGGTGGTTGCGCATCTCAGCCGATACGTTCCTAGGCGTCTGCCGTTCTTTGTGGAACTGGGTAACCCTGAGCGCTCAAAACTTAATGGGCGTTGGAACTAACCTAAAGTACTACATTGAGAATGGCGGGGCTTACTATGACATTACGCCTGTACGCGCAGAAGTAACGCTTACTAACCCGTTTACTCCCAACGGTACAACTACAATTCTTGTTACAGATTCTTCTGGTGGTTTTCTTACCAACGACTATGTTACTTACACAGGCGGAACTGCTGTTGGTGGACAAACCATAACAGGCGAATACAAAATAACACGCGTAAGTTCTACAACCTACAACATAACTATTGCTGCCGCAGCTACCGCTGGCGCTGCTGCTGGGGGTACGGTATATGCCGTATATCAGGTGAATACAGGGCCAGAATATGCCGTGCCATTGACTGGTTGGGGCGCTGGGCCTTGGGGGTCTGGAACTTGGGGTAACGGCACCACTACATCTGATTCGCTGCGTATCTGGAACGCAAACAACTTTGGCCAAGACCTTTTGTATGGTCCGCGCGGAGGCCCGTTGTACCTGTGGAATGCCAATATCGGTATTCTCCCTCCCACTGTGTCTATAACTATTGCCAGCCCAGCTGTAGTGACCGGCTCGTTTAATATCGTTGATAAAGCTGCTATACAGTTCCAGACTACAGGAGCCCTACCTACAGGGTTAATTGTCGGCACTACGTACTACATTAAGTATTTGACATCTTCTACGTTTAACGTATCTTTAACCCCGGGTGGCGCAGCTATTAATACGTCTGGCACGCAGTCAGGAACTACCAGTGTTTCTACTCGAGGCATCCTGGTGTCTAGCCTTAACGGTGCAAACTACGTTCCGCTGTACCAAAACTACTTCCTTATTTCAGACGCCAGCCGGTTTGTTATTGCGTTTGGCACCAATGACTACGGCGGCACTACACTTGACCCTATGTTGATTCGTTGGTCTGACCAAGAGTCTACGGTTGAGTGGTATCCATCAGCAACCAATCAAGCTGGTAGCCTTCGGTTATCTCATGGGTCACGCATTGTTACGGCGTTACAAAGCCGACAAGAGATTGTGGTTTGGACTGACTCTACGTTCTACTCAATGCAGTACTTGGGTGGAAGTATTGTGTGGGGTAGCCAATTGCTTGCGGACAACGTGTCGATTGCTGGACCTAACGCTATGGCTATTGCGGCCAACGTAGTGTATTGGATGGGTGTAGATAAGTTCTATAAGTACGACGGCCGGGTTCAAACGCTACGCTGCGACTTACGCCAGTTTATTTATAGTGACATCAACCCTCTTCAATTTGACCAAGTGTATTCAAGCACTAATGAAGGTTTTAATGAAGTCTGGTGGTTTTATTGCACTGAAAACTCAAATACAATAGACCGGTATGTTGTCTACAATTACCTTGAGGACGTTTGGTACTATGGCTCCTTGGCTCGTACCGCATGGATAGACAGCGGACTTCGCAATTACCCCGTAGCGGCTACGTACGCCAATAACCTTGTAAATCAAGAGTTTGGAGTTGACGATGGCACTAGCGGAACTTTAGTTGCAATAGACTCTTCCATTACAACGGCGCAGTTTGATATTGACGACGGCAACAACATGGCGTTTATCTGGCGTATGCTGCCTGACTTGACATTCCGTGGGTCCACTGACGGAACTACACCAAGCTTGACTATGCAGCTGCAGCCACTGAAAAACTCTGGCTCTGGGTACAACAGCCCCAAATCAGTCGGTGGAACTAGTTCTGACGCTACTCAAACTGTAACAGCGACACAGACCTATCCTATTGACTTGGACACATTTACCGGTCAACTTAACATTCGGGTACGTGGTCGACAAATGTCCATGCGTATTGCTTGCAATACACTAGGTACCCAATGGCAGTTAGGTAGCCCCCGAATAGATTTGCGCGCTGATGGCAGACGTTGACTTATGTACAGATTCCAGTGTATACTAAAGGCTCTTTTAGGAGGGCTTATGCCAAAATTTATTGATCGTACTGGACAGCGGTTTGGAAAACTTGTGGTCGTAGCTGAAGCTGGCAGAGATGCCCTAAAGAAAGTGCGTTGGCGCTGTATGTGTGACTGCGGAAATGAAACAACAGTCACTTCTGGGGGTCTTGTTACTGGAAATACAACCTCCTGCGGGTGCTACCTACAGGAAAAAATTACTAAGCATGGCGGGTGGAAAAAGTCCTCTTACAACACGTGGAGATCGATGATGCGCCGATGCAACAACCCAAAGGACAAAGACTACCCTCGATACGGTGCAGTGGGGGTTAAGGTGTGCCCGGAATGGTTTGACTATTTGTGTTTTGAGCGAGACATGGGGGAGCCTGTTGGGGCTGAAACCCTAGACCGCATTGACCCATATGGGAACTACGAGCCTAAGAACTGTAGGTGGGCTGATTTGCCTACACAGGCCCGTAACATTCGTGTCAGAAAAAATAGTGAATCTGGCTATGTCGGGGTGCACCGTCGTGGCAACAAATGGGTGGCAGAGGTAACTGTAAAAAAGAAGAAATACTATGCCCCACTTGTGGCAACTATTGAAGAGGCCGCCGCTGCGCGTAAAGAACTTGAACGGTTGCACTGGGGGACTGCATAATGGCACAGAAAAATGTAACAGCTCCTAGGTTGCCCAATGCAACCCCTGAGTACGACCCAGTAATGATGAATCAGTTTTTAAACGTACTGCGCTTGTACTTTAACCAGCTTGATGGT